TTCCGCATTACACATTGCTAATACCAAACACCAAAGCCAGACACAGATCCAAAGGTGACGGGATAGTATGGAAGTACCAATGGAATTACATGCTGAACCGGTACTATATTGAATACCGCCCCCGGGTACGGCGCATAAGTGAAGCGTCACATGTTTCTGGACATTCGAGGGTCAGCCAGTACCGGTTGGTGATGCGGTCTGATCTGTAACCTACCCCGTCGTGGCTGGCTACTTGTATTTCGTTTAGTTCGATTAGTTTTTCGATTGCGCGTTGTACTTGTCTTTTGCTGCATCCGGATAGTTCGGCTAAACGCTTTTGCGATGGGAAACAGCCCTCTTCGGGGTATTCGCCTATGTGCCACGCTACGGCGGTCAACACGGCTCTTGCGGTGCCTTGTGCTTGTGAATGGTTTAGTACGGCGCTGATGGCTTCTATGCTCATTCTGTGCCTTTCTGTGTGTATAATTCTTTTACGCCCTCGTGGTTGGGCGTCGGGACATGTGAGTCCCCGGGGTCTACCTTTTCTGTGGGGTAGACCCCTTTCACTTTACTTGGTCTTTAGTTCTTCGGCGTAGTTTTTGATAGCCGTTAGCGTTTCGTTATCTACTACGGCCTTGACTGCTGCTGCGTAGATTGTTCGTAGCGTTTCGATGTCTTTGTTGCTGTGTGCTTCTTGCGCTTCGATTAGGTAGTTGCGTGATTCTTGTGTGGCTTTCATCATTTCTTCACGCGATGGGCGTAGGTAGTCGTTGCCCTTTTTGGTGCTATATCCGAGTGTTGCGAGTGCGCGACCGATGGCGCTGGTGGATGCGTTTTCTAGGAATGATGCGCGGTTGATGTTTGATGATCCGCGTGTTTCGTGTGCGTAATCTATTGAAGCCGGGCGTAGGTCTTCGCGGTCTGTGTAGACCGATGCCATAACTATTACTTCGGTTTCGTTTATTAGTTTGATTTCGGTGTGGATTCTGCCTTGGCTGTGATCAGCCCAAAACTTTGCAATTCGATTCGCTACCGGTTCATAGTTGTCTAAGAATGCCATGTCTGTGTCCTTATTTGAATGTGATGAATGGTTTGCCATTTCTGGCTTGTAGTGCTATAACCTTTTCTCCATTGAAGAAACCGTTTTTTACTCCATTGAGATAAGCCAATACTACCGATTTTTTTGCGTTGAAATTCTTTTCGGCTTCTTCGTAAATTACTCTAGCGGCTATCAGATCTACATAGAAGTCACCAAGTTCAACTTCTCCATCGGTTAGTCCGTCTGATAGTTCCCGAACTGTTTCGTATGTGCTGTTTGAACCGTCATAATTCGGGGCGAGTCCTGATTCAACCAAGCCATAGAAGCCTCGTACACGCCCTTTCATGTCAAGGACAAGGCTTTCATCCCAAACGACTTCAAACTCGGTGTAGCGGCCGCCTATGACCGCGCAGACCACTCCACGCTTTAGGCCAAGAACATACAAATACCAAAGTACCTGTAATTTCCACGATTCTGGTATTTCCGAAACGTATGTGGCAGAGTGCTTGATTTCCAACACGCCAAGGGTTCCGTCTGCCCATTCGATGATTCCGTCTGGGTTGGCTTTCATCCATTCAAATTCAGTTGACTGCCATGTTCCTGTTTCGTGAACAGTTAGCCAATCTTTATTTTCATCTTGGAAGAATTTGCGAATGGCAGGTTCCATCGCTGTACCAAGTCGCATCGGGATGGTGCTATCTGTGTCACCGATTAGGTTTGACTTTTCAGCCCATAGGGTGTATGGCGATTTGAATTGTGATTTGCCTAGTATTACTCCGACATCAGATCCACCAATGCCAGCGCGTGCAGCGTGCCATTCCGGTGACCCTGATTCGAACGTGCCAATGTATTTGGCTTTGCCCAATGATTCGATTGCGTCTGTGATACGCATACGTTCTGTGATTGTCATACCCCGATTCTAGTGACCGGGTTCGACATTTATTTCTTTTTGTTTTTGCTATTCACAGATTCGATTGCGCTATTGATATGTTCATCGAAGTCGCGGTCAGAAACCTCACCCTTGCCGGCGTAGGTAAAGGACAACGCTATTGCGAGTGCGATAAGAGAAGCCAATGCGCCAAAAACCACGCTGTCTAGTGCATTCATATTGAACATGGGTAGGTTGCCAACCCCCAATGAACCGAGTCCGGCTCCAAAAGATAGTGCGGCGGTGCGCTTGTATCGCTTCGGAATTCGTTTCCATAGTTTCACTTTGCCGCCTTTTTAGCCGCCGGTTTTTTAGCAGCCGGTTTTGTTGTTGTCTTAGGTTTGTCTGCGTCAATTAGTTTAAATAGATCTAGTAGTTCTTCTTGCGGTGCAAGTTGTGGCTTTGGCTGTAATGATGCCGCTGCGTGTAGGTGTGCGCCGGTTGAGTTTGACCCGGTGTTACCGATGTGACCTATAACGGTTTCGCCACCGATAACCTTGTCCATGTTCTTGAACGATGGTAGTTCTTTTAGGTGACAGAAAATTGTATAAACCTTGTCATGTGAGTTCTTGGTGATGATGCAGTTGCCCAGTTCGGCAGTGATTAGAACCTTTGCTACAACACCGTCAGCAACAGCGTAAACTGGCTTGCCCTCTGAACCGCCTTTGAAGCCCCAGTCTGAACCTCGGTGTGGGCGTTTACGGTATGATGCGAAGTTGCCTAGTTCGTCACGTCTTTCAGCGCCTGCGCCTTTGATGGGTTCGTGATACATTAGGCAATTCCTTTCATCACAATGGCAACAGCGGCTGCGGTGATTGCAGCGGTCATGATTGCTTGCAACCATGCGCCTTTCCAGCGTGCTTGTTCTAACTCTCTGATCCTCATTTCGAAGTCGTCAAGTTTCTTTTCAATGTCTGACACTATTCGAAGTATTAGGGATGTGTTATTCGGTTTCGGTGTCGTCATTTAGAGATTCCAAGTAAGCAGCGTAATCGCTGTTAGCAGGCTCAATCGGTATCCAAGCGCCGTCAGAACGACCAATAGTAACTAGTTCGCCATTTTCGTTAAAAATTTCTTCGTAGGTGTATTCCATTAGAGTTCCGCATCTACTGCAATTTGAAAATCGTAACCAGCGTTTGCAGTGAAAACGCCTGAACTTACTGATATGAAAGAGAAACCTGTGTTTTGCTGACGACCGTAGTTGTTTCCAGACAAAGTAACAGTCGAACCGTTGTCGGTTCTTCTAACAACATTTGAACTTCCGCCGTTTCCATAAACATAAATTGTTGGTGTAGTTCTCATCGGCACTGGGTATTTAACATTTGCAGCCAGAAATGTTGTTGAAGGTGCAATTGAACCGCGTGTTCCAGTGTTGTCACCAGAACCGGTAGGGTTCCCAGAAACATCTGCGTAGTAGTAACGCTGGCAGGCTGCTAGTTCGCCCTGAATGTTTGACGCGTTACGCTTGAACGCTGTAGCAGTGCTACCCGCTTCAAGTTGGACACCCCAAAAATCTGTCGTAAAAGTTGTGTTAATAGGTAGAAAAATAGCGACACCAACACTTGACCCTGTGCCAATAGTTTTACCAGAAATTGAAGGCAAAGTAACAGTTGCTGAATATCTAACCCACTCAGTTGTCGTTGCGGTAGTTCCTAAAGCAACAGTATCAACTCTAGTGCTTCCACCACTTCCAAAGTCTTGTTCAATGGCCACGCTTAATGTAGATGCTGAAGCTGATTTTGCCCAAAAAGAAATAGTAACACTTTGCCCAGCAAAAGTTCGAACATCCTCAATTTTGGTTTGCAAAACTGAATAACTTGCGCCGCTACCAGCCGTTGCTTGCTGATATCTAAAAAAGAACTGAGATTCATAACCTGCTACAGGTGCAGCACCAGGTGTAAATGTTTGTTGCGAGATTGAGCGTGTACCTGTGCCATCCCAAACAATTCGCCAGCGGTCTGCGGTGTAACCAGAACTAGAAAAAGATGTTCCACGCTGCCAAATGTCGAAAGCGCCGTTGATGATTGCGTTACCAGATGGAAAAGTAGGAGTGGCAGGAATCAGATCAGACCATGCACTGCCTGAATAATATGCATATTTGTTAGAGTCTTCAAGCCATACCAACTGACCCTCTGATGGGCTAGGTAGTGCCGCGTCACGTGCGGTTGTAGTCGCGAAACTAATGACCGACTGATTCATCAAATAGGTGTTTAGTTCGCTACCAGTAAGAGCGTCACCGTTGCTAAAGACTTTATATGCCATTTATGCTGCTTTCCATAGATCAAATTGAGTATACCAAGAGTTGGCGTCAATCGTGTGATTGATTCTGATAATAGTGTAGAATTCATCAATCGCCAGTTCGTTCTTATCGAACCTAACACCTAGCAACTGACCCGGTGTGATAACTGCTGCTTGAGTCAAATCACCTAAACGGTCAATCGTTGGAGTTTCAACAGACTTAACAAGTTTAGTCACAGTAGTATCAAAAACCTTTTCAGCCCAGATCTGCAACTCTGTCGTGTCAATAACGTTCAAAGATAGTGACGTAAAGTTTTCGCCATAAAGTTCAATGCTGTTCTGATCTTCAAGAGCAATAAATTGAGTATCGTCTGAAACAAGATCCACATAGAGCGAATTGATAATAGAGTCAGCATCGGCAGCCACAGAAATGTTAGACATACAAAGGTGATAAGCGCCACCATGATCATTACCAACAATCCAAGTTGTGTCAGTACCATTTGCTTCATCCGGGCGAGGAATGAAAATAACTTGTTCGGTTTCTGGGTCAACCCATGTGATTGCAAGTCCGACCTGTAACGCTTCGTTGATGATTCCATTAGCCTGAATGTCTGCCTCTGATGTTAGTGGTATCTTGCCGCTAGTTGTAGCAGAGTCTAGCGACATCACGCCACCAACAGATGTAACCGCTTCGGCAAAGTTTTGCAACGGTGTGGCATAACCGGCTTCGTATTCGGTGTTATCAAATAATGCGATACGACTGTTAACAATCGCTTTGTAAAGGTCATACGCGGTTATGTCAATTCGGTTCCAGCCAAGTGGTGAATACTGCACGTTTATTGTGTCAATGTAACCGGTGAACAAAGTGTGATTCACTGCGCCACGTGCAACACGAATACGCATCTTAGTGTTAGTGCGGATGTTCTTGTTTACGTTCGGATCCCACTCATAAGACTGCAACGAGATTCTGGCAGAACCGGCACTAGGTTGGAAATAGTAAGCGTCTTGAATGTCACCACCAACACCAAATTCGGCGCTGATTGTATCGGCTTCAACTGGCAACCAGACGAACGCTGAACCTGTGCCAAGAACGTCAGTAGATCCTAGAAGTGACTGGCCAAGGATAAAATTACCAACACCACCAAGTACGTCATCGCCACCAAGTAAAGATAAACCCAAAACGAAAGTGTTTGCGTCTGGGTCTGGGATAAACAGTTCAACCTTTAGATCGGTCTTGATGTCAAAATCTTCAAGGATAGCCATTAGCGACCGCCACGAATGATTGTCTTGCTACCTGATGCCTTTAGTTCTTTGTTTAGCAACGCTGTGATTTGTTGCGCTGATTGTGTTGCCTTAATGTTTTGCACCACTGTAGTTTGCTTTTGGCTTTGAATTGCGCCCGGCTTCAACTTATTGAAACCCTCTGCATAAATCTTAGAATTTACTGCGGTCTGTTGACCCTGCATGAAACCGCCGACAGCGGCACCAGCGCCGATACCAGCAACAGCACCACCAGCAGCAGCACCACCACCGATAAGAGCGCCTAAACCTGCCAGAGCCTGATAAGCCTGTACAGCGCCCGTTGCAGCGTTCCAAGCGGCAGTCAAGCCAGCAACAGCGGCAACCATAGGAACAAGCCAGTCTTTGTTATCCAAAACCCACTTGACAAGTTTTACGCCCTGTGTAATTACATCTTTTAGGCCGTCAACGATTTCTTGTAACTTTGCTTGACCCTCTGGGGTAGATAGCCATTCTGAAAATTCTTCCAACAAAGGTAGAAGTGCAGAACCAATTTGTTCCTGCATCTCACCGAAAATAACCTGCATACGCTGGTATGGATCAGTGTTAGCCGCTGCCTCGGCTGCACCGGCAAAAGTTCTTTCCAATTCAGCCATCGGATCCTTGGCGCCCTTTAGCGATGGGATAAGTTTTACAAGGGCAGTATCAGAACCAGCCAAAGACTTGGCCATAGCCTGCGAAACAGCATCCAAAGACTTACCAGTAGCGGCAGACGCATCCATAGCAATTTGCAGTAGACGGTTAGATTGGGTGACATCCTTAGTTGCAATGAACAACTTCTGGTATGCCGGGCGCAATTCATCATCTGCAATACCGGCCTGAAACTGCATTTTATTGATGGCTTTTTCGGCCTCGGCTACTTGCGACTTTGTTGCTTTGCCTGTGTTCTCCATAGCCAGAGCCAAAAGGTTCATAGACTTAGAGTCTTCGATTGCAGCCTTAGCCGCTTCTTCTAGTTCACGCTTGACAACACTAAGTGAAAACCCAATACCAATAGCGGCAAACGCTTTGTTCATGGTGTTAGAGATTGCTTGGGTGCGCTTGTTTAGAGATGACAGTGACTTTTGGGCGCCCTTAGTCGCTGCGGTAAGTTGCTTGAACTCACCAAGAATTTCGACATTAAGTACAAGACTCATCTGTCCACCTCGTTCATCTCATTCCAGACACTAATAAACGCCCGGTACTCACTAAGAGTTAGACTACGGTAATCTGCCGGTGACATCTTAGTCAGTAAACAGAACCTAGCCATCCTCTCGGCTTGCTGTTCTTTTATCCTTTTGGGTCTTCTTGCACGCCCTTGAATAGATCAAGAGCCTCTGCAAAAGAAACCTTGCCAGCATCTTCCGGCTTGAAATTTGGATCAGTGCGCTTCTTTGCGACCCAGATAATAGCCTTTAGTGCTTTGCCTTTTAGTTTACCAGCACCCATAAGTTCATCCATTGGTTGACCGCTAAGGTTCTCAATAGTTTCTACTTCATCAAGTGTTAGTACGCTGAAAAAATCCTGTGTCATTCTGTGTCCTTAAAATTTAGAGTATTTGTTATACAACTTGTTGATGTTCAAGAAGTAAGTCTTGTACACCTCGTTACGTGTCAATCCTAGCGCCTTTGCAAAGAACGGCTGTGGCAAAATGTTCTTCTTTATGAAGTTGTTTCGGTCATAGAACCAACCCCAGTGGATAGGGTTTGCATAAGGTACACGTGTGTTGTTACCAGCAGACACTAGAACTTTACGTGCTTGTTTCTTTGAACGGATTGTGTTACGCAAAGCACCGGTGCGAGTCGGCACCAAGGTTCTAGCGGTTGAAGCAACAATGTTAGCGGCTTCTTGTGCCGCTGCACTTACTTCTGCCGTTGGTACGCCTATTTGCTTTAGGGCATTTAGAACATACTT